CTACTGATTTAATTAGCCAGAGCCTTTACGGAGTTTATGCCGAAGAATTTACATCTCGGATTAAACATACTGCCGATGCAGAAGCCTTAGCAGATCGCTACATTGAGCTTCGAGCCAATCCTTATCCTAAGTTCCAATCCATAACTTTCGTTTTAGGTAATCCCGAGATCGATGATTCCGATCGAGATGCTCTTATTAACATTTTCTTGGGTCAGCCTGTCTGGATTCAGAACTTGCCCGGCAATATCACTAATGGCGAATTTCAAGGCTACATCGAGGGCTGGACATTCCGAGCAAGCCTAAACAACCTAAGCGTGACTTTCAACGCTTCTCCAATAAACTTCTCCCAAGTTGCGGTAAAATGGGAGCAGGTAAATGCAACAGAAACTTGGAATACTCTAAGTCCAACCCTTACATGGCTTAATGCGATAGGAGCAGTAGCGTAATGGCAACAACAACTACTAACTTTGGTTGGGATATTCCTCAATCAACCGACCTAGTAAAGGATGGCGCGACCGCCATTGCTGCACTTGGTCAGGACATAGATACAGCCTTAATTGATCTTAAAGGCGGAACTACGGGCCAAGTACTAGCTAAGGCATCAGGAGCAGACCTTGATTACACCTGGTCAACCCCTCAGGTAGGAGACATAACAGAAGTTACTGCTGGAACTGGTATTTCAGGCGGCGGAACTTCTGGAAATGTAACAGTTACGAATTCAATGGCTACGGCTATTGATGCCAAAGGTGATTTAATTGCAGGTACCGGGGCAGATACTTTTTCAAAATTAACAATCGGCGCTAACAATACAATTTTGACAGCCGATAGCGGGGAAGCAACTGGAATGAAATGGGCTGCACCTGCTAGTAGTGGCGGAATGACAGTTTTAGCGTCGGGAACCCTTTCAGGGACATCATTGGATTTAACTTCTATCTCGGCCAGTTACAACAACTTAGTGTTAGAGATTATTGACGCAAATTGGGGCACAAGCGACGATTATTTTAAACTTAGATTAAATAACCTTTCTACTTCAATTTACACAACCGTTGCTCAAGGCACAAATACTAATGGATCTTCTTCTTCATTTTATGGAGCAGGCAGCGCTGATCGTTTGATCCTATGGGGCGGAGTAACCATGGTTAGAACTGGAAAAAATAGTATCTATTTAACTATTCCTGATTATGCGGTTGTTAAAAACCGCCGAGATATCTTTGGAAATATCTGTGGTCAAAACTCAAATGCAAACGAAACCGCTGTTTATTGGACAGGTTTTAGCACAGATTCAACAGCGGTTGACAGAATTACTTTCTCAACACAAACTGGTTACACATTCAGCAGCGGTTCATACAAACTATATGGAGTTAAATAATGACAATCAAATTAGTACATAATGTCGCAACGGGCGAAGTTTCTGAGGTGGAATTGACAGCCGATGAATTGGCGCAATTAGAAGCTGATAAAGCGGAGAAAATTAAACAAACTAAAGCCGCTCAAGCCAAGCAAACTTCTAAATCTGAACTTCTTGATCGTTTAGGAATTACTGCTGAAGAAGCCGATGTATTACTTGGATGAAACCAACTCTTTGTAAAGCTGGTCAACAGTTAAGGGAACAGTTTGATGACACCTTCCCAGATCGTGATCGGCGTTCCGATGGATGGATTGGCGATACACGCCATTCAGCGCGTCCTAGCGACCATAATCCTGATCCAAAGGCTGGGATGGTTGTCAGAGCAATCGATGTTGATGCAGATGTCCATAAGAACGGCAAGCCCGACCTCATGCCCGATATTGCAGATCAGATTCGACTCGCTGCAAAGTCTGGAGAGAAGCGAATTGCTTACGTCATATTTAAAGGCAGAATCGCATCATCTCGCTTGGGCTGGCGCTGGAGAAAATATACGGGAAGCAATCCGCACAACCATCATTGCCATATCTCTTTCACTAAGAAAGGTGATGAGGATGGCTCGTTCTTTAAAATCCCACTATTAGGAGAAACTAAATGAATATGAAGCACCCAGCAATAATCTCTATTGGCGCGTTCCTTGCAGTATGGGGAACTACTTCTAACTTTGCTTTGGATTACCGGGCAATCCTAGGCTCGATCGTTGCAGGCGTATTTGGATATGCCACTCCTAAAAAATGACCGCACAGGATTATGCTGCACTTGCAGTAGCGATCGTGACGGTTCTGGGTGGTGTAACTGCCATGCTCAACTTTATGATCAAACACTATTTAGCGGAGTTGAAGCCGAATAGCGGTTCATCGATGAAAGATGCGGTAAATCGTTTAGAGACACGCGTTGACAAAATCTACGAAATCCTTTGCGATAAGTCACAATAATCTTATGGCTCGTAAAAAGGTTATTGATCTCGACACATATACAGCTCTTGATGCCTGGGCTATTAGTCTCCAGGAAATGTATAGAGCGCTTCGCCGCGCTGGTTTCGAAGTTGATTTAGCCCTTGCAGTAATAGTTGAGCCATCGGCCTATCCAGACTGGATCATCCCTAAGCCTGATCTAATTCCGCACACTTATGAAGATGAAGATGATGAGGACTGATGAAAAAAACGGTGGTCATTCCAGACTTGCAATGTCCCTACGAAGATTCACATGTTGTACGCAATCTCAGCATATTTATTAAAGCGTTTCGGCCCGATGCTGTCGTTACTATCGGAGATGAAATCGATCTCCCACAAATCAGCCGATGGACAGAAAATACACCGGGCTGGTACGAGCAGACACTAGCTGAGGATCGCGATCGAACAGTCGATGTTCTTTGGTCGCTATTTGAGTATTCCAAGGAAGCCCATATGGTGCGGTCAAATCATACGGATCGATTGTATAAAGTCATTATGAAGAAGATTCCAGCATTCCTATCATTGCCAGAACTACGGTTTGAAAAGTTTCTTAAACTTGATGAAATGGATGTTAAGTTTTGGAAAGACCCGATGCCTATCGCTAAAGGCTGGATTGCTATCCATGGTGATCTTGGTGGGCTTAATCCTAATCCTGGACTATCTGCCTTAAATCAGGCGAAACGGCATGGCCAGAATGTTATTATGGGACACACACACAGAGCGGGTAGAAGTGCCCATTCTGAGGCTTCTAACGGGGTTTTAAGACGTGTTCTGCATGGAGTTGAAGTAGGACACGCAATGGACTTAAAACAGGCTAAATACGTCTCTACGCCTAATTGGCAACAGGCATTCGCCATAGTTACCGAGAATGGTAAGAATGTCCAGGTTGATCTGATCTACATCGAAAAGGATGGGACTTTCCAAGTTCATGGCCGCAGGTATGGACGATCTAGATAACGATATAAAGCGGACCATCGATGATGCCGTTGATGAGGCAGAATTGTTACCGTTTCGTTATGTAAATGATCGCGGTTCTGTCTCCTAGTTATGTCATTCTTATCCCAAGAAGCCAGAGAATCTGGCAAAAGGGAGCAATATGAGTTTATTACAGTTAATCATCCTGGGCTTATGTTTCGGGATGTTCTTTCTGGGGTACAAAATAGGCCACAGAGACGGCTACATTGTAGGACGCAAGGCAGTTCGCAAGCACTATCAGCAGCTTGATCAGGTCAGAGTATGAAGCATGCAGAAATCCTTCAGACAGCTACAGACTTATACCAAGACCGGGGGCTTAGTTACGGTCACCCAACTGACAATATGGCAAGAGCAGCAAGACTTATCAGCGCCTATTTGGAAATGCCAATTACGGATTATCAGGTTGCAGTCGTACTTGCGCTGGTCAAGATTGCCAGAAGCATCGAAGATGCACAGAAGATCGACACCTGGATCGATGGAGCCAGTTATCTTGCAATCGCTGGACAATTAGCGACAGAGGAGAATGAACTTTATGTTTAATTTAGAAGATTACGAAACAGTCGAAGAACGCCTAGTTAAGTTCTGGAAGGAACATGAAGATGGTCGAATATATACTGAGATTATTGAGCACACTCTTCAGAGATTTATCGTTAAGGCTTCTATCTATAGAACTGAAGTGGATGCACACCCTTGGACTACTGGCTTTGCTGAGGAAACCGTATCTACGCGAGGAGTTAATTCTACGTCGGCGCTTGAGAATTGCGAGACAAGTGCGATTGGCCGCGCTTTGGCTAACGCGAATTATGCAGCGAAAGGCAAACGCCCTAGCCGTGAAGAAATGGCAAAAGTCAATCAGGCGCAGCCAAAAGCGTTTGCTGAGAAGCTAAGCGATAAGATCATTACTCCAGTAGAAGATGATCCCTGGATTGTTAAAGCGGTAGAACCTGCTCCAAGTGCTGCCGATGCAGTTGCCTTGGTCCAAGAAGTGTTAGGCGCTACCGAGATTGATAAAGATGTTCCTCATTGCAAACATGGTGAGCGTGTCTGGCGGACTGGTAATAAGAACGGTAAAGCCTGGGCAAATATGGGATGTCCTTTAACACCTCAACGCCAAGAAACTTGGGCAGATATCGATAAATGCGATCCGATCTGGTATGTCATAGATAATAATGGGGCTTGGAAACCGCAAGAG